CCGCACCGCGATCCCGCGCCACCGTCGCAGATCCTCCCGCGCCCTACTCCCTACTCCATACTCCCTACTCCCTACTCCCTTTCCGAGTCCTGCCATTATCGGAACCTGCTGCCCGTACCCCGGCCCGCTCCGCGTCGCCAACGGCACCAACGTCTCCCCCACCTCTTTATCCTTCAACGGATCCTTGCCCAGGTCAGCCCGCGCCTCGTCCACCGTCAGCACCTGCCAATACTGTTGCCGCTCCTCTACCAACAACCGCCGGTCCCGGGGCCGGATGTCGGCGAACTGCACCCGCATCTCCTCGCCGTATGCTGGCATCACCACCTGCGCCGTAATCTCCTCCTGCATCAATACCAAGAGCGGCCATACCGCCTGCTCGATCAACGTCGCCTTCGCCGCTTCCGCGTTCGCCCGATTTGATTCCTTTGCCCATAGCCCGGCCGGGATCCCAAACACCCGGTCGATCTTTTCCCGCGAAAACTCCCTCCCCGCCAGGAATTCCAGATCCTTGTGGCTCAGGCTCAACGGCTCCACCTTGATATCACCCGCCCGCGCGATCATAAACCGCCGCTTCTTCTCCATCAGCTCTTCGACGATCTCCGCCCGCCGCGCTGCAAATTCCGGCCTGCTCAAACCCTCCGGCAAGCTGATCAGCATCCGCAGCGTCACGTCGTTCGCAAACGTATCCCGATTCCACGTCCCCGCCGCCACGTCCGTCTCCAGCGCCTGCCGGTAAGCCGTCATCGGCGAGAGACCCCGGTGGAAATCGAACGGATTCGGGAACCGGAAGAAACACACCTGCGCCGGTGCCAAAATCGTCGCCTTCCCCCCGTGCCTCGGCGTGTACGCAAATCCCCGGATGTAATTCTGCGCGTCCGGTATCGGTCGCATCCTGGTCGCCGGGATCGGCCACACCTGCGCCAGCTCTCCCGCCTGGTCAAATACCTTCCACCAATACGCCTCCCCTCTCAAGAGCCACCACCACAGCGTGTATTGCCGCATCCACACCCCGCCCATCGCCGGGTTCGGCTTTGCCATCAACTGTTCGAACGGGTGATCATACTCCTCAGTCAACCCTTCCCCGTCCTTCCGGTACACCCCCAGCGCCGCCTGGCTGGCCTCGTTTGCGATCACCTTGATGTCCGAATACACCCACGCGCTCGTGATCGCCAGCCGCTCCCGCTGCTCGTCCGTGAACTGATTGAACGCCAACTGCGGCGAGAGCGGAGCCTCCCCCGCAAACGCCACCGAGATCGGCGCCTGGCTGGATTTCATATACCCCAACCGCTGCATCGTGCTATCGAGTGCTCTATCAACCCAGCTTGGCATATCCTATACTCCCTACTCCCTACTCCCTACTCCCTTACCCACCTACACCCATCCCAAATCAGCAAACAGCGGCGGAGCCAGCGTCGCCACAGTACAATAATTCTCCGCGTGCGCTAGATGATCCGGCCCGCTCTCTACGTATCGCGCCACCCGCTGCCCCCCCGGCCCATCCTCCAGCACACGCACCGTCGCCTTCAGGTGCGCGTAATAGTCCAACACGTCCCGCGCGTGCGCGGGCAGCGTATTCACCTGGTCGTAAAAGCGCGAGAGTGTCATATCCAGTGTGCGCGTCCGGTCCAGATTGACCACACCGTTCACACCATCCCACTCCACCGCATTCTCCCGCTTTGTCCCAATCCGCTGGTTCACGTAATACGCCAGCCACACCACGCCCCGCTCAAACTGCGCCTGCAACTCGCGCGCCTTCGTCGTCTCCGGCAGCGCGTCCATCACCAGCGTCCGCACCCCAAACCGTTTCATCATCCGCGCCGCTTCCTCGAATGTGTCAATCTCCCCTGCCCATCGCTGAGCCCGCTCGCCCGTCTCCACATTCGCAGGTCCTCGAATTACTCCGTGGAGTACCCGCCCCACGTCAATCCCCATCACCACGTCCTCACCCTGAACCGGACCGGGTGCGTACTCGCGCACACAACGATCCAGCACCTCGTCCGTGAGCTGTCCCCCACGTGGCACGTAAGGCTCACCCAAATCCTGATTAAACGCCTCCCGCCGCTCTGTCTCATCCGTCGTACACAGCGCCTGCACAATGTCCAACAGATTCACGGCCCCGCTGAATAACCTGGTCAAATGATACCCCGCCACCTCACGGCCCGGCCAGGCAGCCACCCAACGTCCTGGCCCCAGTCGGTTCAACTCTTGCCCACACTTCCCACACGCGAGCCAGGCCCGTCCCTCGGACCGTCCGTGCCAAGCCACCGGGCGCTCCAATTGATCCCACTCCTCCACGATCTGGTGAATCGTCAGCGACTGCCACTCACCACAATGCTCGCATTGCACGTACCACTCCCGCTGATCACTTTCCAACCATTCTGCGTGGATCCCCCTCCCCGTATATGTCGGCGTACTCGCAATGCGTTCCTCAGCAATCAGGCTATGCCCCAGTCGCTTTCGCGCAATGATCGGCGCACGTGGATCCATCTCGTCCCATTCATCCAGAACGAGCGCATCCGCATCCACCGCCTTGAGTTGCGGAGCCTGACCGTCAGGATCTACTTTCGCTCCCCGCAGATACAGGAAACGATTCCGCACCCGCTTGAGCGTGATCCGATCCGCTCCACGCTTGCCCCCAGCGCTGCCTCCCTCGATCACAATCTGAGCCAGATAGGGACTCGCCTCGATCCCTGGACCAATCCGCGCCGAAGAGAAATCACTCACGTGCCGATCTGTGGGAAATATGTACAGCACCGTCGCCCCCCGCTGATCACAAGCGTGCAACGCATAGCTAATCAGATACTCGCTCGCTCCCATCTGACTGGCTTTGTATAACACAACCTTCTGCGCCGTCTCGCTGTAAATGTTCCGCAAATATGAATGTCTGGATAGATCAAACAGCACGTCCGGTCTCAGCATCGCGCGTTGCTTGGACGTCCAGGGAAGCAATCCTAATGCGCGCCCCTCCGCCGTCGGCATCGCCCGCAGCCGCTCCAACATCTGCGCCTTCGCCGCCACCGACCATCCTCGCCAATCCCCACTCAGTTGCAATCCCAACATTACGTTTTACGCCTCACGTTTTACCTTCCGATAAGAGTACAACTCGTTACCTACCGTACAGACGCAGCGCCGCTGCGTCTCTACCTATTCCACCGCCCTCGTCACATCTCCCGTCACCTCCGCCTCCCCCTCCGTCAACGTATCCACCGTCGTTGCCGTGATCATCTGCACGTCATAGTACAAATCATCCTGGACGTCCAGATCGTCCATCTCCGAGGCCGCCAGCGTCACCGTGATGTCTCCACTATCCGCATCGTCAATTGTAATACTGCCCTTTGTGTCATCCTCGGCATTTCGCCCGTTCAACCGCAACAACCCATCATCAACCCCGCTCACGTTCTTTCGGATGCGAATCAAAGCAGCGTTGTCGCTGTCCTCCTTATGCTTCTTGACCGTGAAATCAAGGGAAATGTATCCACTCAAACTCCCCTTATCCGTGAACGGCTGAGAGAGCGTATCACCACGCTTAATAGATACCTCCACGCCCGTCAATGCCGCTACTACCGCATCAGCCGATTGCGTCAACGTCCGCGCAACGTGAGACCACACCTCTCCACCCACGTCATCCAGTTCCTCACCGAACGAACCTGCAGCCACGTGGTCAGCCCTCGCCTCATCCCACACCGCGTCGGCAACAGTGGCGGCGGAAGGGGCGCTTGCACCGGCGAGAGCCTCACCGGTGGATCCCACTCCCGCGTGATCCGCTATTGCCTCATCCCACACAGCATCGGCAACTGCGGCGGCTGATGGTGCGCTGGCAGCGTCCAGTATCACGTCCAGCCGTCCACCGTCTGCCCAATCGGTCTGGAGTTCATTGGTGTCTGCGAGGATAGCATCCAGGTCGGCTTCTAGTGTGGTGCTGGTATCGACTAGAATGGCGGCGGTATCAGCTTTGACTGCGGCGATGGAGGTAGGATAGTCGTCGGTTTGCAGTTCGTTGGTATCGGCGACGATGAGGGCGGTTTCTGCCTTGATGGCGGCAATGGAGGCGGGGTAGTCGTCCGTCTGCAATTCGTTCGTATCGGCCAAAATAGCGTCAACGTCCGTCCCCAACTGCTGACCCATCGAGCCAGCAACGACGTGATCAGCCGCTGCCTCATCCCACACCGCGTCGGCGACAGTGGCGGCGGAAGGGGCGCTTGCACCGGCGAGAGC